TTCCTTTTTCTGCATCCAGATGTTGATTTTAAGGAAATACTATGAGCAGAAAAAAAAGGCGATATGTACGCCATACAGAGCTTCCAGAAATCAAGATTAGTAAACCAATAAAAAGAAGTCGCTGCGCATTTTGCGGCCGGCTTCTTGATTATGGTGAATGGCATTGGTTTTGGGATGAATACGGTCAGCGGGTAAAGAAATGTAACAATGAGCTTGAATGCAGCAAAAGCCGGCGGCCAGTGGCAGATGAATCATTCAGAAGAGCGATTTGTAATTTTGTAAGGCATTAGGATGGAGCCAGATATGACACGCAAAGAGTACGAAGAAAAATTGGTGCAGCGAATTAAATATATCGGCATTGAAAAGTGCATGAGCATTGCCGACGGTGCCCATTATTATTACCGATTTATACTCAAAAATGGCGAGGAACATTATTTTAAGGACGTATCAAGAGAGCATTTAGATTACTTGGGGATTGAGTAAATACAGATTTGGGGGTAGATAGAGATGCAGCATAATGATTACGTGCAGACAGCAGAAAGTTACTTGCGGAGATACCGCGAATTTTCCACATATGTAGAAAATGTAAAGGCCGATATAGCTGATATAGAAGAGCAATTGAAATTGTCTGCAGCGCCAAAAGTTCCATCTCTATCTTTTACTCCAGGCGGCAGCGGCGAAAACACGAGCCCACAGGAAAAAGAATATCTACGCAAAGAAAAACTACATGAAAAGGAATCATCATACCGCGCAGACTTAGCACAGATAGAACCGATGCTCAAGCGTCTCAATCACTCGTTAGAGGCTCTTACAGATACAGACCGTAAAATCATATGGGCAAGATACATAGATGGCCTGTCGTGGGAAATGGTTGCGTATTCAGGCCATTGCAGTGTCGGATTTTGCCGCAAGAGATGCCGCGAAGTGTTGGAGATACTGGCAGGTATGATGTTTGGGCCGGGAGCGATTCCGGTACAAACTAAATTCGTGTTTTATGACAAAATGTAATTTGCATAAAAGCGGAATATGATGTAAAATAATCAATCGGTATAATTTTTTAGAATAAGACATATATCGTTTAAGATGATATAATTAATTTAATTATTTATATATTATTAACGTATATGAGGGGGCAAACAATATGATGACTTCTAAAACAAAAGTTACAATTGCTTATTGTGGCAACCTTGTAGACAATGGGACAATGGATGTACGTAGTTTGGGGCCAGCATTAATTGCATTTGGAGATCTTATTAGCGAATGCAATAAGGTATTAAACAATGATGATTCTAAAATTTCTGTTAATGTTAATGCTGATTTCCAAAAAGGTTCATTCGAAATACAGCTGGATTTAATTCGTTCGGTTATAGCTCAAGTACAATCTATGTTTGGCGATACAACATTTACGATGGATAACATTAGTATGATGTTGGGAATTGTAGCTAACGGGACTGCAGTTGGTGGGGCTATTGCTGGTGGCTTAATTGGCTTTTTGAAATGGCTTAGAGGAAGAAAAATAGATAAAGCGGTAGATAACAAGGATGGCACGATTTCAATTCATGTCGATGGAGAACATGTTATTATTAATAAGTATATTGTTAATATTTATCAATCTGTTTCTGTTAGAGAAAGTCTGCAGAAGGTTTTAGGCCCATTAAAAACAGAGGGTATTGATTCGTTTGAGGTAAGGAATACTGGTAAAAATGATAAAAATGTTGTATCTCATATTGATAAGAAAGAAATAGATTACTTTGACGTATCTGATAATTTAGAAAAGATTACCAACGTGTCGACACAAACAGTATTAGTAAAGATATTAAGCGTGAGTTTTGAAGAAAATAAGTGGAGATTATTGTTTGGTTCAGAAAAAATTTATGCTAATATTGAAGATGATGTATTTGCCAAGAAAGTAAAAGAAGGTAAAATATCATTTACTAATGGAGATACATTACGAATAATTTTAGAAGTAACACAAACAATAGAAAACGATTCATCAATAAAAAATACGTATTCGGTATTAAAAGTGACAGAAGTTATTAAACGGCCACAACAAATAGAATTAAAATTTGAATAAATTGTGGATAACTTTTCATTCGTGCAGATTTATGACAAATCTATAGCAGGTTTTAGCAGGTTATTCGTGGTATAATGTAATAGTAGAATAATAAAGTAAAGGCATCGGCAACCGCTGGTGCCTTTTTTGATGCACGAAATAAGGCGGGGATGGTGGTGAGTATGTGACATGAAGCTGACAGAGAAACAGAAACGATTTATTGACTATTACATACAGACGGCTAATGCCACAGAAGCGGCTAAGATGGCCGGATATAGCAAGAAAACGTGCTATTCTATCGGTAATGAGAACCTGAACAAACCTGATATTAAAGCCGCTATACACGATAGGCTGGAAGAATTGAAGAGCGCTAGGACTGCAGATGCAACAGAGGTAATGGAATTCATAACCTCATCAATGCGTGGAGAATTGAGCGAGGAAGTCATTGTCACAGAAGGAAGCGGAGACGGCTGCAGCAACGCCAGAATAATGACAAAACAGATAGGAGCACGTGAACGTCTGAAAGCTGCAGAATTGCTTGCTAAAAGATACGGGCTGCATCAGCCAGAGGATGATACCGGCGACGACAATGATGTGCAGATCATAGACGATGCGGAGGCGGATGAGAATGAAAACAGTTAGACTGTCAAATATCATAGCGCCGCATTTTTTTAAAGTACATCAGGACTGCAAGCATCACCGCCATACGCACTACTGGCTTAAAGGCGGCCGTGGAAGTACTAAATCATCTTATGCATCAACCGAAGGGATATTGCTATTGCTGCAGCACCCACAGTGCCATATGGTAGTGCTACGAAAAGTAGGTAATACGCTACGCAATTCAGTGTTCGCTCAAGTACAATGGGCGCTAGATGAGTTGCAGATAGCAAACAAATTTAAGATAATTACATCGCCGCCGGAAATGACATATAAAAAGACAGGACAAAAAATTCTGTTCATGGGTGTAGACGACAAGAGCAAGATTAAATCTATCAAGCTTCCATTCGGGTATGTTGGTATCGTCTGGTACGAAGAATTAGACCAGTTCGCCGGAATGCATGAAATACGCAATGTAAATCAGTCGTTGCTACGTGGTGGCTCTGAATACTGGTGCTTTTACTCTTTTAACCCGCCCAAGTCTAGAGACAACTGGGTAAATGTGGAGCAGCTGACAGACGACACAGACAGACTAGTTGACCACTCGACGTACTTACAGGTTCCTGCTGCATGGCTTGGAGACCAATTTATTTTAGAAGCCGAAAAGCTGAAAGAACAGCGTGAGGATCTATACGACCATGAATACATGGGAGAGGTAACTGGAACTGGTGGAGACGTGTTTGCAAACGTAACTGAAATGACGATTACGGGCGATATGATTGATGAGTTTGACTGCATACGCAACGGAATCGACTTCGGCTTTAGCACTGACCCGTTTTGCTATGTCAAGCTTGCGTATGATTCAAAAAGAGAATCCATATATATATACCGCGAAGTATACGGTACAAGGATGACAAACAAAAAGTCATACAATCTGGTTAAAGATGATATTGGCACACAATATGTATATGCAGATTCTGCAGAACCAAAGAGCATCGAAGAGCTATGCGAGTTAGGGCTTAGATGCCTGCCGGTAAAGAAAGGGCCAGACAGCCGTGATTATGCAATTAAGTGGCTAAGCGACAGAGCACATATATACATCGACAAGAAAAGATGCCCAAACACATACCGCGAATTCGTATCATATGAATTTGACCAGGACAAGGATGGGAATTTTATAAGCCAATATCCAAAGCATAATGACCACAGCATTGACGCTGTTAGATACGCGCTAAAGAAAGACATGAATGGCAGCAAGTTTTCTTTTGATTGAGGTGAGAAAATGTTTATCAATGATATTTTTAAAAGGATTCTGCAGGTTGGCCAGCAGCAGAATATGACCGACAAGCAGTTTCTCGAAAGGGAAATATATTCGTGGCTACACTCACCGCAACGGGAATGGCAGCTGCGAGGATTTGAGTACTATAATTATAACCAAGCTATCGACGCTAAAGAAAGAACAGCAATCGGGCTTAACGGTTCTAAAATAAAAATAGGAAACCTCCCAAACAATAAAATTATGGACAACAGATATTCTTTTCTTGTAGACCAGAAAGCGAACTATTTGTTGTCAAAATCAATCGATGTGAAGGCAGATAATGATGCAGCACAGGACACAATATCTGATATATTCGGCCCTAAATTCAGGCGTACGATTAAAGCAATCGGTAAAGATGCGCTGAATGGCGGGATATCATATCTATTCCCATATGTAGATAATGGAGAACTTAAGTTTAAGCGGTTTAGATCATTCGAGATACTCCCATTCTGGGCGGATGATGAGCACACACAGCTTGACGCATTCATGCGGCTGTATCCGCAAGAAGTATACGAAGGTATGACCAAAAGAATAATCATGAGAGCTGAATGGTACACTATCAATGGCGTGCAGAAGTATTCATTTATAGGCGGCGAGCTACGACCAGAAGGCGATGACATTACCCCATATGTGGTAATTAACGACAACGAAAGCGACCCGAATCCCAAAGGATATAATTGGGGACGGATACCGCTTATTGTATTCAAATCTAATGAAGAGGAAATACCACTCATTAAACGCGTCAAGTCGTTGCAGGATGCACTGAATACGCTGTACAGCAATTTCGCGGATGTCATGCAGGAAGATTCACGGAATACGATACTCGTGCTGCATAATTACGACGGCGAAGATTTGGGCGAGATGAGGCAGAAGCTTGCACAATACGGAGCTGTTAAAGTACGTGATGATGGCGATGTAACTACGCTTGATGTCGCTGTAAATACCGAAAATTACAAGACAATAATTGATATCATACGCAAAGCAATTATCGAAAACGGGCGCGGACTTGACACTAAAGACGACCGTCTTGCAAGCGGCGCCCCAAACCAAATGAATATTAAATCAATGTATAACGACATTGACCTTGACGCTGATGACATGGAGATGGAATTCCAGGCTGGTCTTGCGGATCTAATGTGGTTCGTTAATAAATATAATGCTACTGTCGGGCTGCCGACAACAGACGCCAAGTTTATTTTTAATCGTGATACGATGACAAATGAATCGGATACGATTAACAATTGCAAATCGTCAGTAGGTATACTTAGCGATGAAACAATACTTGAAAATCATCCATGGGTGAAGGACAGCAAAGAAGAAATGGAACGGATTAAAAAAGAAAAGCAGGAAAATATTAGCAGCGAGCAAATGATTACCAGCCAATATCCAAAATTGGCGACAAGGGCGGTGTAGGAGATGTCAACGGACGCTGAGAAACAATACTGGAATGACCGATTTGAAGCGCTTGAGGAATCCACATACGACGAAACAGGAAAGTATATAAGCGATATATCGGACGCGATAGACCATGCTTTTAGCACGATAGACAAAGAGATAAAGGCATTGTATCAGCAATACGCAAAAGACAATAAAATGTCGTTGGCAGATGCGCAGCAATATTTACAAAACAGCGATGTCAAGGAATTCAAGGCTGATGTAAGAGACTATATAAAGATGGCAGAGAGCGGAGACAAGCAATTTACACAGC